GTACACGTGCGCGGAGCAGGTGGCCGACTCGATACCCGCGGGTCCCGCTGGCCCACAGGGGCCTGTCGGTCCCGCCGGTCCGCAGGGGCCTCTCGGGTTGCAAGGTCCGGCGGGCACGGATGGAGCCCAGGGTCCGCCCGGCGCGAGCGGAGCCCAGGGTCCGCCGGGCACGCAAGGCGCGAAAGGCGATCCGGGGACGGCGGGCGCGCAGGGCGCACAGGGGCCGAAGGGCGACACCGGGGCGCAGGGCGACGCCGGGCCGGGGATGCCGATCGGCGCGCCGATCCCGTGGCTCGTCGCCGCGATCCCGTCTGGCTACCTCGAGCTCAACGGCCAGGCGTGCCCAGCGGGGACCTATCCGAAGCTCAACGCGCTGTACGGCGCGAACCTGCCGGACCTGCGCGGCCGGATGCTCCTGCACGCCAACGCGACCTATCCGATCAAGTCGACGGGCGGCGAGGCGGCGCACGCGCTGACCGCCGCCGAGTCCGGAGTACCCGCGCACGGTCACGGCATCAGCGGGCAAACGGGCGCGGCGGACCGCAGCCTTGACCACTACCACGTCGCGCCCAACGGTCAGTTTGCGCTGGTGATTCCGGGTGGCGGCGGCTCTGGGTTTGCCGCGGGGGCGAATGCCGGTTCCTACGGGTCGACGGGTGCCGCCGATCGCTCGCTTGACCACCTTCACGGCGTCGGCTCGCTCGCGATCGCTGCGAACAGCGCCGCGAACGCCGCGAACGCGCACAACAACCTGCCGCCCTACGTGGCGGTGCTGTGGATCACGCTGGCTGGCTGAGATGCCCTGGCCGTCGCCCGACCTCTACCCCGGCCCGAACGTCTACCCCGGCTTTCCGCGCCCGCCCGAGCCGCCGAAGCCCACGCCGACCGGGGCGCGGTCCCAGGAGCGCGAGTACGTGCTCGGCTCGTGGTGGCACCAGATCACGACTACCGTTGGGAGGAAGGGCTGATGGCCGAGAAGAAGAAGGCCGTGCGATGCAAGAACTGCGGGACGGTGCAGAAGTCTTCGAGCACCGCCTGCATCGGCTGCGGCGCGTTCCCGATGGACGCCGAGACCGTGTCGATTCCGATCGAGCAGGAGATCGCCGACGCGCGCTACGGCGCTTCGCTGCCGAGCAAGACGGCGACTGGTCTGCCGATCGAGGTTCTGGCCGGGCTGCCGGAGACGGCACGCACGTTCTCGTCCGCCGAACGCAAGAGGGCCGCGAGTTCCGGCGCGGCAATGCCGGACGGCTCGTTCCCGATCCACAACGCCTCGGACCTCTCCAACGCGGTCCGCCTGGCGGGCAACGCGAAGAACCCGGCGGCGGCGAAGGCGCACATCAAGAGCCGGGCCAAGTCACTCGGGCTCTCGAAGATGATCCCGGACACCTGGCAGTAGCAACGACTCCCGTCGTAGATTAGGGGCGTGGCTGTGACCGCCGTGAAGCCCAGGACGTTCTCGTTCTCCCGCGGCGATCACCTGTACCTCGTCTCTCCGGTCACGCCGTACGAGCCCGACGAGCACGAGATCGAGGAGTTCGCGTTCTCCAAGGCGATCAAGGACATCGCGCCGAACCCGAACATCCTCTGGCTCCAGGGCCAGTACGTCGAAGGCGACAAGCCGAACCTCAACGGCGCGATGTGGCTCAGCGACGAGCTTGCGCTCAAGAGCCTGACGCCGAACTTCATGCCCGTCACGGTGATGCACGATCCGTCGACGGCAGTCGGACTTATCGCCGACACGAAGCTGGTGCTGCCCGAGGAGGGCGGCACCGAGCACGCCCGGCTGGACAACACGATCGGCGTCTGGAAGCACCGCTTCCCAGAGGTTGCCGACGAGGTCGTGGCGAACTACCAGGCCGGAACGCTCATGCAGTCGATGGAGTGCCTGCCGACGCACTACAACTGCTCGGTCTGCGGCCAGATGTTCCCGAAGCTGCCCGGCGGCGCTGAGGAGGCGCAGTGGTGCGTCCATCTCAAGGGTGAGGAAGGCGCTCGGGCCGCTCGTATATTAGGCGGTGTCTGCTTCACCGGGACCGGACTGATCTTCGGATCGCGGGGCGTCAAGGGAGCACTTCCTTCCGCTCACCTTGAGGTTCTTCAGGACGAGGTCGCCGCCTTCCACGAGGCCGTACACAAGACTCCAGGCGCACAGCCCAAACCACGCGGAGGAAAGCGAACCATGGAAATCGAGGACCGCGAGTACCAGGAGCTCGTCGCTGCCAAGGCCAAGCTCGCAGAGCTCGAGCCCAAGCTCGCCGACGCGCAGGAGGCCGCCGCCAAGGTTCCGGACCTCGAGAAGACGGTCGAGAAGCTCGAGGTCGAGAAGAAGAACGCCGAGGACGAGACCGCCAAGATCAAGGGCGAGAAGGAGGCCCTGGAGGAGACCGCGCGCGCTGCGACCCTCGCGGGCGAGCGCCTCGGCAAGGTCGGCGAGCCGTTCAAGGCCAAGCTGCCCGAGACCGTCAAGGCCAAGCTCGAGGAGCAGGCCAAGACCCTGTCCGACGAGGACTGGAGCGCCCGGCTCGACGAGCTCGCCGCGCTGACCGGCGTCAAGCCGGACGCCGAGGCCAGCAAGGACGACAAGGACAAGGACAAGGACACGTTCACCGCGGAGGAGATCGCGGCCAGCCGTCTCGGCGGCGACGGCGGTCCCGTGACCACCGAGCCGTCCCCGGAGGCTCGTCGGTCCGTCATCGGCTCGCTCGTCGGGGCCGGGGCGGGCAAGGACAAGTAGGGCCAGTCGGCCGACCCCTCAGACCACAGGAGATACCTCGAAATGATGCCGCCCGACCAAGGCTCTTTCCCCCTCTCTGGCGTTCCCGCCGGAGCGACCACCCAGCTTCCGAACGTCTCGGTGGCGTTCCCCGGCGAGCACTGGTCGGACGGCAAGGCGGCCGTCCCGATCGACCCCGGTTCGTGCATCGTTCCGGTCGCGTCCGGGGGCAAGCTGTACTGGCAGATCGCAGCGGCGGGTGCCATGGACCCGCGGGCGGCGATCGCGCTGCGCCCGGTGATGATCCCGGACGTGAACGTCGGCTCGCCGTACGGCACGGCGCTCGGCCCGAACGAGATCATGAACCTCGTTCTGAACCCCGGCGAGTACGTGCACTCGTACATGTCGGGCGCGTTCCACCTGACGCTCATCAAGCCGGACAACGCCTACGTGCCCGGTGACCTGATCGGCTGGGACCCGGCCGGGGCGCGGCCCCAGGGCAAGGCCCAGACCAACGGCGCGGGCTCGTGGATGCGCGGCGTGGCGGCGGCGAACGCGTTGTTCACCGTGCAGGAGTTCCGCCCCTACTCGACGGACGGCAAGGAGGGCATCCTCACCGTCCGGAGCCTCCGCGGCCAGTTCTAGGCGTCCGCGGCAAATCACAGATCAAGGAGCACCACACATGGACGCCGTCATCTTCAACACGCTGGCGAAGGTCGCCGCGGAGACGGACAAGGTCAAGCGCGAGCAGCTCAAGTCCGAGTCGAACCTCGAACTCGCGTCGCACTTCGCGCGGCACACGATGGACATGGAGGAGCTCGCGTACGACCTCCTGAACACCGCGTGGGGCGACGCGATGCAGGGCAACATCGTCGGCCAGGTCATCGAGGTCAAGACGGTCGGCCTCGGCGACACCGACTTCGTCGAGGAGAACCTGCGCGGGATGCGCGCGTACTGGCAGGGCAAGGGCGGCCAGATCCGCTCGGACATCCTGCGCTACGAGCGTTCCCAGATGCCGCGCGAGGAGATCGTCGCGGCGATCGACATGCACCAGGACGAGCTCGCGCTCAACTTCTGGGGCTCGCTGGACAAGCTGTCCTCGCACGCGCAGGACAAGATGCAGATCCTCCCGGCGCAGCGGCTCATCGAGCTCGTGCAGGCCGCGATCACGACGGGCACGTACTTCGGTTCGTTCGCCGCCGCGACGCTGACCGACACGCAGATCGACACGATCCTCGACGCCGTGGCGCTGCGGTCTGGCGGCAAGGTCTCGATCCTCGGGACGAGCGTGGCGATCCGCAAGCTCGCCAACGTCGGTCTGGACTTCGGTCCCAACATCCAGGAGCGGGTCTTCGAGACCGGCCAGATCGCGACCTACAAGGGCTACCCGGTCGTGCAGGTGGAGAACTTCGAGAACTTCGAGGGCAACTTCGTCCTGCCGAACAACGAGCTCTGGTTCGTCGGTCGCAACGCCGGTCGCCTGACCTACTACGGCAACACCGCCAAGGTTCAGCAGTTGAAGCTCCCGAGCTTCTACTTCCGCTGGGAGACCGCGCGGGACGCCGGGATGCTGCTCTACGGCGTCGCGAAGGGGCGTCTGGGCCGCGTCGTCCTGACCTAGCCCGTCCCCGCCGGGGCGTGGGCGTGAACGGGCGGTTGGAAGACCGCCCGTTCTGCTGTCTGGAGTCGTAGATTAGGAGGGCAATCGGCTCCCTACGGAGGACTGGCTATGGCGAAGGTGAAGACAACTCGGTTCCGCAACACGAGTGCCGGATATGTCGGCGTCTCGAAGTACAAGCCCAACGGCGACGAGGACGCGATTGCGGTCGAGCCGCACGGCACCGTCGAGCTCACCGACGAGGAGATCGAGCTCACCGCCCGAGCCCCGCGGGACCAGAAGGACAACCCGTTCACCCCGCAGCCGTTCCTCATCCGCGACCCGAACACGGACGAGATTCTCGAGGAGGGCGTCCGGCCGCTGCTCGTCGTCGACGACTCCGAGGTCTTCCTGCCCAATGCCACCGGCAGTCGTCCGGAGGGTGAGGAGGTCGGGACTCCCGCTGCAACCAGGGTGCGCCGTCGCGCGAAGGCCGAGGCGTAGTGGCTGCCACGGTCGACGACACGCTGACCGACATCCGCGTCCTGACGCCGCGGATCCGGCGCGCCCTGGAGGGGACGGGCGCGCCGGTCCTGACCGACGACCAGGTCAAGGACATCACCGCCGACGCCATGAGCGACGTGACGCTCTATCTCGGCAGCGTCTTCGGCAAGCAGTTGGTCGTGACCGACACCGACGACAACGGCGCGCCGACCGAGTACGCGACGACCGAGGAGCTCAGCCTCCAGGAGGGCAGCGTCATCGCGGCCCAGGCGGCGCTGGACTACTTCTTCTTCCAGTTCGCCGGGATGAAGGTCTCCGAGCAGATCGCCGACGAGGCGTCGACGTGGGAGTACGCGCTCTCGCCGCAGCTTCTCTCCAACCAGCTCAAGCTCCTCCAGCAGGAGCGCGACAAGGCGCTGGAGGCGCTGTCGGGCAACATGGACCCGCTCGACGGCTTCATGGACTTCGTCTTCGCGCGCGACGCGGTGACCGCGCGGATGATCGAGCCGTGGGTCCTCCAGCAGGGCTACGGCGGGCAGAGCGGCTTCTTCGACGAGCGCTTCGGGACGTACTAGCCCGTGGTCGTGATCCGGCCCGACCTCCAGGGCTACGAGGAGGCCCACAACCGGGCTCGCGAGTTCATGGGCGTGCCGATCGTCCTGTTCGGCCCGGTGGAGACCGTGTGGCCGCCGGACACGCCGTTCGATCCCCTGACTGGAGTCCCGATGGACCCGACGCTCGAGCCGGTCTCGTCCGGCGCGGCGTCGGCGCTCGTGCACGGCAAGGTCGGCTTCCGCGCGGTGACCCGCGGCGGGTTCAGCGCCGGGGGCTCGGAGGACAAGGCGGGCGGGATCATGGACCGCGCCGACGTGATGTGCATCATGGCTTCGGCCTACGCCTCTGCGGTCGTCGCCGTCGACGCCGTGAGCTTCGAGGCGCGAGACTGGAGCTGCAAGATCGAGACCTACAAGTTCGACGGGGTGGCCGGGATCGACCGCTTCCTGATCTACGGTAGGCGCGTCTCGGAGCCGCGACTGTGATCTCCCGCGAGGATCTCATCGACAAGTCCGTCCGCGAGTTCGCGCGCCAGTACCTCCTCTCGCGCGGCTACGGGGAGGACAAGCTGCGCTGGATCGAGAGCTTCCCGCACACGCTGGAGTCCCTGGACGGCGTGTCGCTGGCGGCGGTCGGCTTCAACTTCGATGACGAGGGTCGTCAGGCCGAGATGGGCTCGTCGCTGACCGAGCGCAACTACACGATCGAGTTCTTCGTCTTCGGTGTCGACATCGAGATCGCGCGCAACGTGGCGAACTGGATCAAGTTCGCGCTGGAGCGAGACGAGCAGGGCACGATCCCGATCATGGACTACAGCCAGACGCCGCCGGTCGAGATCGACCGCCTGCGCGTCGACGGCGTGTCGACCCACCACCAGGCGTTCCTGGACCCCGAGCCGTGGCAGGAGTTCACCTGGCTCACGAGCGTCCGCGTCGAGGACATCTACTACGCCTCCGCGCTGGCCTGATGGCCGAGTATTACCGCATCTTCGCCATCGGAGATGTGGCTCGGATCTACGAGCGGTTCGCGCACGTGCTCGAGCTCACCGAGGAGCTCGAGGCCACGGGCCTGAAGGGCCTCGCGATCGGAATCCCGTCTCGAGTCCGAGCTTCGCTGCTGCGCTTCACGGACGGCCTCGAGCTCGTGGCCCGCACGACGGCGCTCCAGTCCCAGGAGATGATCGCCGCGCGCGTCAACGCGACCAACGTGCGCCCGGACACCGGCCGTCGCCCCGGCCTGGCCGCGGCGATCCGCTCGACGCCGCTGGAGCCCCGCGGCAGCTTCCCGACCGGCGCGGTCGGCGTCGCCAACATCGACGCGCTGAACCGGCTCACGACCCGCAGCGGCCGGATGGCGCGCTACGGCCCCTACTGGACCTCGCAGGAGTACGGCTTCCGGCCGCGCGGACGGCAGCTACAGGGCATCCGCGGCTTCTTTACCGGGCCGGGCTTCGGGCCGACCGCACCGAGCCCCAGCGCGTTTCGCGATCAGCCCACGTTTGAGGCGCGCCGGGGCGGGCCGCTGATGCGCCCGAGCGGGTACGCGGGCCGGTTCTTCCTGCGCGACGGCTCCAAGACGGCCTTCGACGTGTACGAGCGCGAGCTCACGGCGCTCCAGGACCGCGTCGGGCTCGAGCTGCGGTCGATCCTGGGCTACTGAGGCTCCTGCCATCGAGCGCCTCCAGTCGTAGATTAGGAGCGCAACGGCGACGTAGGCAAGGACTGGCGTGGACCGAGAGCAGTATCTCCACAGGCGGAAGGCGAAGTACATGGCTCAGACGTTGGAGGAGTTCGAGAACAAGATCGAGCCCCTCCTGCCGGACACCGAGGCAGCACGCGAAGTGCGGGACTCGTTCAAGGGGCTCGTGCGGGGACGCTTCAACGGGTTGGCCGTCGACGGCTGTGAACTGCTCAAGCTGGATGGGGTTTCCGAGATCAACGGCGTCGCGCAGGCATTTCGAGACCAACTTTCGCCCGTCGGCCGACCCTGACACCAGGAGCAACTGAGACCACATGAGCGTCAACGCCGGTTCCATCATCCACGTTGCGGGCAACAGCGTCATCGACCGACTCCAGTCGGCCGGTCTCAGCAACGTCAACGTTCCGCTGACGGTCGTCCAGGAGATCGGTAACGACTCGATCGTCGACAAGATCCCCGGCGATCCTCAGTTCACCTTCTCGATGGAGTCGTGGGATGTCTCCACCGAGCTCGAGGCGCTGCTCATGGGCGAGCACGCGCCCAACGGCAGCTTCGCCTCGGGCGCGGCGCTGGACATCACCGACCCGGACGGCACCGAGTACAAGTTCTCCGAGTGCCAGTACATCACCGTCGCCTCGCCGTGGAAGGACCCGCTGTCCTCGGGCGGCGTCGTCAACGCGGGCCACCTGATCCCGGCTTACTGGCCGACGCGGATCAGCTACTCCTACGGCGTCAGCGACCAGGCCGCGGAGACCGTCGAGCTTTCGGGCGGCTCGTTCTACTACGCCCAGGGCGCGCCGGTCGAGGAGTTCGCGGCCGGAGGGGCGACCACCTACACGACCGCCGACCCGGCGATCCCGTACCGCATCGGCGGCGCGGACGGCACGAGCTTCAAGTCGGTCTTCGGCGTCATCGTCAACGGCGTCGTGATGATCGAGGGTGTCGACTACACGCAGACGCCGAACAACTCGCCTGCCCCGGCCGCGGCGACGGTCACCTTCGCCAACGCGACCCCGGCCAACGACAGCAACGGCAAGCCGACCGTCGTCAAGTTCTCCTACTTCACGACGGCGAGCAAGGCGTACCCGCAGGCCGTTCACGCGAGCACGATCGTCAAGCCGGGCGCGGTCCGCGGCCGCAACATCTGCGTCTACCTCACCGACGCGAAGCTCAAGCTGGCGAGCGTCCAGCAGTTCACGCTCGACGCCACGGTGACCGGCCAGTTCGACTACGAGTTCTGCAACATGGACTCGATCGGCTACACGGTCACGCAGCGCGACGTGAACGGCACGGTCACCGTGCGCTCGCGCGACGCCGCTGCGTTCTTCGACATGCTCTCGGAGATGACCGGCGTCGACCCCGACGAGGTCCAGGGCTGGCTGAACCAGAACGCGGTCAAGCTCGAGGTCGCGATCCAGAACCCGAAGAACCCCGCGGAGATCCTCAAGACGCTGTACGTCTCCGACGCGATCTTCCAGACCCCGGCGACCCCGGCCCGCGTGAACACGCCGACCGACTTCGTCATCAACTACACGAGCCAGAGCGGCGAGTTCTCGGCGTTCAAGGGAGAGAGGCCGTAGATGCAGGTCCATAGCTTTGGCGCGGGCGACAAGGGTGGCATCGTCGACAGGACCGCGCTGCTGGCGAAGGTCAACCGGCTCCGCGGTCGTGGCGGTCGCACCGTCCCGGCGGCGAAGGTCGCGCGGTACATGCACCCGCACGGCACCATCACGACCGCCGAGGTCCGCGCGGTCGCGGCGTCGAACTCCTCGCTGGTCACCGACGACGGCTCGGGGAACCTCACGCTCACGGCGACGGGCCTGCGATCGGCGCGCTCGCGGATGAGCTCGCGCTACTGCATCCGGTAGGACCCCCATAGGGCTGACGGCCCGCTCGACGGCACAAGCGGCTCTGAGAGCCAGGCAAGCAGTAAAAGGCGCGACTCCGGTCGCATGGCGAAAGGAACGGCATGACTGATGTAGCTGTCGAGCAGGAGGAAGTGAGCCCGGAACTCCGGACGCTGTTCACGTTCTCGGCGTGGGTCCACGTCGGCGCGGGCTCGGATAGCTGCGAGGAGGTCAGCGAGGACAGCGGCGTGAACGGGTGCGCGGACCCGGCCCACATCCACGTCTGGTGCCGTTTGCCCAACGGCCTCCAGCTCCGCGTCATCGCCGAGAAGGCGAAGGCGGCCAAGGCCCGGCGCGCGCGCGAGTTGCGCGACGACACGACCGACTCCTACGCGGTCCTGGAGGACGAGATCGCAGACCTCGCCGACGCGAACGAGAAGGAGCCGCTGGTCGAGGTTCTGGTCGGCCGCGACTGGTTCAAGCACTACCTGCGCGCACGCAACGAGGTCGAGGCGACGGAGCCCGAGAACCCCGACGACGAGGACGGCCCCTTCGCGCACATCGACGCCGACCAGCTTCGCCTGCTCGAGATCACGAAGCTGCCCGAGGACGAGCAGCCCAAAGACGAACGGGAGTCGCTGGATAAGCACGTCCAGCGCTGGCAGGTGCTCGTCGATGCCAAGCTGGAGGAGATCCTGGAGCCGCTGCGCGAGGGGCTGATGGCGCTGGAGTTCGACGCGCTGATCGAGCGCGTGCGCCGGGACCTGATCCAGCAGGACGCGATGGATGTCTTCCAGCACGAGTACGCCGTCCAGGAGTGGCTGCTGTGCACGACCGCTGCGCCGCACGGCAAGCGCCGCTGGATGACCGCCGACGACATGGAGGGCGAGCCGCCCGAGCTCATCGAGTCCGTGAAGGAAACCTACGAGCGACTGGAGCGCGACCAGCGGGCGCTGACCCAGGGAAAAGCATCCTGACCTCGGAGGAGTGGCTGAGCACCGTCAAGCTCGCCCGCGACCTGGGGTCGATCGAACACCTACTGCCGAACCACGTTGAGAACCTCGTCGACATCCCGTACACGCTGGCCGGAGCGGTCTCGATCGCGACGACAGTCTGGAGTTGGCGGGAGAACCTCGCGCACGATGAGATCCCGCCGCGGCACATCTGGCTGGACGGCGAGCTCGTGAAGGACTGGTTCGACGAGGTCGAGCGCGCCCGCGAGCGCCGGTACAAGGGCGAGGCCGCTGACGGGCAGCGCAACGAGGCGATCAACGCTCTGGTGGTCGGAGAGGACTAGATGGCCGACCGCAGCATGAACCCCGGCGACAACGTCAACCTCGACAAGCTCGAGGCCGATCTCGCGCGCGTCGAGCGCAACCTCGAGCAGCAGGTCGCACTCGCCCGCGAGGAGCAGGCCGCCCAGGCTGCCGAGACGCGGCGCGCGGTCCGCGGCGCGCGTCCGGCCGCGGCCAGGGGTCAGCAGGCGACCGGGCCGACCGAGAAGGCGGCGATCGAGGAAGCGACCCTGAGCGCAGAGCGGCTCGTCAAGGCGCAGGCGGACGCGCTGGCGGCGGCGCGGCAACGGCTGGCCGTTGAGCAGGAGGAGGGCCGGGTCCTCGCCGCGAACGCGGCCACGATCAGCGCGCAGGCCGAACGGGTCCGTGCGGCGTCGCGCCAGGAGAGCCCGCTGCTCCAGGTCGCGTCGCGGGTCCAGCGGCTCAACGACCCGGACATCCTCGCCGCCCAGCGCCGCGAGCAGGAGGCGTTTGAGGCTCGCGCGCAGGCGTATGCGAACTCGCGCCAGCAACGCCTCCTCGGCCCCGGCCCCCAACCACGCCAGCAGCTTCTCCTCGGCCCCGGCCCCCAGCAGCGCCTCCTCGGCTCCGGCGCAGATCCCGCGACGCAAGTCCGAGGCTACGGCGACGTAGAGAACGCCGCGGCGAAGGCCGAGCAGGAGCAGGCCCGGTCCGCCAGCGCGATGGGCGAGAGCGCCCTGCGCGCGCGCGCGCTGGACGAGCAACTCCAGTACCTCGGCCGCTCCTACAACCTGTCGGCCGACGCCGCCGCCCGCCATGGCCTGCTGACCAGCGAGACCATCAACTACATGCTGAAGGGCCAGGTCACGGCCCGGCAATTCGGCAACGAGATGCTTGGCACCATCTCGAAGTTCGCGGGCTGGACGGCAGCGGCGACCGCGGTCTACGGCGTCGTCGGGGCGCTGTCGGAACTCGGCAAGGGCGCGATCCAGTCGGCGTCCGGCGTGGGCCTCGTCTCGCGCATCATCAACGACGTTGACCCGTCGAAGCTCCAGCAGAGCTTCCGCGACCTCAGCAAGGAGTTCAACCTCCCGATCGAGGACGTTGTCCAGGCCGTTTACGGCTCGGCCAAGGTGTTCAACGATCAGGCCGACGCGGTCAAGGCGGCGTCGACGGCGCTGTTCGCCGTCAAGGTCGGTGAGCTCAGCGCCGCCCAGGCCACGCAGTACCTCACGGCGATCGTCTACGGCTTCAACCTCCAGGCCGCCGAACTGCCCGCCGTGTTCGACGCCATCAACCAGGCGCAGAACAAGTTTGGCGGCAACGTGGGCCAGATCACCGCGGGCGTCGCCAAGGCCGCGGGCGTCTTCAAGCTGGCGGGCGGCAACTACACCGACCTGATCGCGCTGATCGAGACCGGCTCCAAGGTGACCGGTGCGACCGGCGAAAACGTCGGCACGGCGATCGCGCGATCGGCGTCGCGAGTTCTCACGCCGCAGGGAGGAGCGGCCCTCCAGGCGGTCGGCATCACGCCGGGTGGCGGCTACCAGGACATCCTGCGACAGGCGTTCGACCTCGCGCAAAAGAGCACGCCCGAGCAGATCAACGCCATCGCGCGCGCGCTGGTTCCCCAGGGCGGCCAGTTCGCCCGGATCTTCGCGCCGATCCTCCAGAACCGCGGCCTCTACGAGCAGGTGCAGGCCCAGATCCAGCCCGATCGGGCGCGGGGCTCGGCCCAGCGCGAGTTGGCGCGAGCTCTCGCTCAGCCCGACGAGCAGATCAAGGCGCTCGTCAACGGCGTCCAGCGACTCGGGTCCGCATTTGCGCAGGCCGGAGGAATCAACGGCCTGGGCATCGTCATCAAGGCGCTCAACCAGGCGCTCACGCTGACGACCGATCTTGTCGAGGTCGTCGGGAAGATCCCCGGCATCCAGGTGGCGGCTCCGTTCATCGAGCTGCTCGCCGTCATCAAGGGGCTCAGGTACTTCAACCTCGGCGGGTCCCTCCCTGGCGCTGCGCCGGGGAGCCTGCGCGATCGCGCGCAGGGCCTCGTCACCCAGACCCCGGACAAGCAGCTTGCCGTCCAGATCGAGAAGGATCTCGGCTCGGTCGGGCAGCTTGCCGCGCAGGAGTCCCAGGCCGCGCAGCTTCAGGCGCGCCGGGCGGTCCTCAACGCGAAGGCGCTCAACGTCCTGGCGCAGGACCAGACCCTCAGCGAGGAGGAGCGGATCGTCGCCGAGGAGAAGGCGGCCACGGCGTTCAGGGCGTCCGAGGAGGCGGCGGCCAAGGCGGCGCTGCTCCAGGAGGAGGTAACGGCCCTCGCGCAGCAGACCAACGTCTACAACGAGGCGCGCAGAGCTGGCCTATCGGCCGAGGCGGCGGCGGCCAAGGCCGGGGTCATCTTCACGACCGGCACGCTGGAGTACGGCGCAGGCGGCGTCCCGAGGCGCATCGGCGAGCAGGGTCCGCCGCGGCCTCCGGGAGCCGGGGGCGCAGCGGCGGCCGGGGAGACCGGCGCTGCGATAGCTGCGACCGCCGTCGCGACTAAGGCTGCCGCTGCGGAGACCGCGGCCGCCGCGGTGGCGGCCGAGGAGACCGTGCGGACCTCGATGCTCGCGGTCGACCTGACGACGAAGGAAGGCTGGGCCGTCATCAGGGAGCAGTTCGTCGCGGGCTTCGCGACGATCCGGGCGGCGGGCATCGGGGCATTCTCCGCCGGGGTCGGCGCGGCGAGGGGCGCGCGTGCA